AATTAATTATGCAAAAAGATTTGTTTAGTGAAGAAAAACAAGAGGTTAAAAAACCAAAAGAAAGAATTATATTAAGAGATAAATTTATAGAACCTCCATTTAGTATTTTAGATACAAAGACCGCTTTTTGGAAAGCAAGAAGGAAGCGATGGGATAAGTTAGGTATATTAAGTGAAATTGGTAGAAAAGTATCTACAATAAGAATAAAAGGAGGAAACCCTAATAATAAAACTGAAAAAAAAGATATATCTAAAACACCTTATATTTCTATATTTGACCCTGCACTTTGCGAGGTTTTATATAAATGGTTTTGTCCAGATAACGGAGATATTTTAGACCCATTTGCAGGAGGTTCAGTTAGAGGTATTGTTGCTAATTATTTAGGTTATAAGTATAGTGGAATAGATATAAGACAAGAACAAATAAGAAGCAATATAGAACAAGCAGTTAGTATATTAGAGCCAAATAATCAACCTAAATGGTGGGTTGGTGATAGTGATATTCTTCTAACAAACTCTAAAAAAGAATTTGATATGGTTTTTAGTTGCCCACCTTATGCTCACTTAGAAGTTTATAGTGATTTAGATGGTGATATATCTAATATGGATTACGAAAACTTTTTAAAATCTTATGAAAGCATTATAAAGAAAAGTTGTGATTTATTAAAAAGTGGTGGTTATGCTTGTTTTGTGGTTGGTGAGGTTAGAGATAAAAAAGGAAACTACATTGGTTTTGTACCTGATACAATTAACGCTTTTAAAAAGTGTGGAATGGATTTTTATAATGAAGCAATTTTATTAAATGGAATGGGTAGTGCTGCAATGAGAGCAAATGGAAATATGAAAACTCAAAAATTAGTCAAAGTGCATCAAAACATATTAGTATTCAAAAAACCGCAAGAGTAAGAACGTAAGAGTGGTTGCCCTTTTTAAAAATATTGTGGGTAACTACTTATATCCTCCATTCAATAAATTGAACTAAAAAAACATTGAATATAACTACTTACAAAGAGTAGATATTTGTTAAATAGTAAACATTTATTTACTTTTTTCTTGTTTAAGTCAAAAAGCTTTGTATATTTGCATCAGGAATAACAATTAAAACAAAAATATTATGAAAGCAGATTTAAGAATTGACCAAGACGATTTAAAAGCACTTTTCGCACATACCAGAGGTGCTTATGCTAATATGACTTTTACAAATTGGTGTAAAGAATGTGAAAAAAGCTATATGAGTTACTTTAACAACAAAGAGTTATTTAACTACCGAAAATACACTTATAGCCAATTTGTAAACGCCCAAATTATAGCACTAACTTAAAATAGCAAAAACTAAAAACAAAAATATTATGACGGAATTGGAATTATTAAACAAGCAAAATGAAGTGTTAGGTTTAGAGGAATCTAAATTATTACTACAAATTAAAGATGGGGATTTATTTAACAAACTAAACAGTCTTATCTGTAATTTAAAAACCAACTCTTTTTGCAGAGGTTTAGAAGTAGGAAAAGAAATTTATAACATATAAAACTAAACAAAATGATATTACCAGAAAACTTTACAATTAAGCAAACGCAGTTATTAAAAGAATTATTTAATCAAGGCTATAAAATAAAAAAGTACAACGGAACTAACTTAATGGTAGTTAGCAAAGGAATCACAGATGTAACAATAATAAACTAATAAAATTATAAACTAATAAATTATGAAAACACATTATAGAAAAGTATTTAAAAGCGATCATTTAGGAGTAGCAGATTTAGAAGAATTTTTAGAAGAAGGGAAATCTTTAAGTTTTACCATTAGAGAAGTAAAGCAGGAAATAGGTGCGGTTGTGGCAGGTCGCAAAGGGGATTATAATATTGCTTACTTTTACGAAAATATTAAACCGTTAGTACTGAATTCTACTAATTCGAAAACTGTAAGCAGATTCAATAAGGGTAGTTCTTTTGTTGAGGATTGGAATGACACAAGAGTTGATCTTACAATTGACAGGAATGTAAGAATGAAAGGAGCTGTTGTTGGTGGTGTTCGTATTAGTCCTTTACAACCTAAAGAAAAGGTTAAACCAAGTTTTACAGAAGCGCAGTTTGAGAAGGCTAAAGCTGCTAAAGCGACAATTGAGCAAATTAAAAAAGCTTATTCAATCACTAAAGCTATTGAGAAAAAATATTTAGATTATGGAGCAGAGAAGTAAAGAGTGGTTTAAAATTAGAGAAGGGAGGTTTACAGCTTCTGAGATTCATAGACTACTCGGAAAAGGTGGTTTGGCTCGAACTAAGCAAAGTATTAATTCTTTTGCGTTTGAGAAAGCTGTTGAAACTTTGTATGGGAGGGAGGATATTGAGTTAAAAAGTGCTGACATAGAGAGGGGTGTTACACTTGAACCTTTAGCTTTTAATCTATTTAAAGAGTTAAAAGAAGCAGACTTCTTAGAAACTATTGAAACAGGATTCCATACGTTTGGAGAGGATGCGGGAGCTTCACCAGATGGTTTGGTTTCTGATAACTCTAACTTAGAGATTAAATGCCCAAGGCGTACTAAGTTTTTTAAGATAGTAGCGGAGGGTTTACCCGCTATTGATCCGAAATATTACGCTCAAATGCAAATGCAGATGTTGGCAACTAAAACAGAGAAGAGCTACTTTGTTAACTACCACTTAGAGAGAGGTGAAGAATTGCATCATATAATTGAAGTACCAAGAGATGAGAAGATGATTGCTTTGATTGAGAAGAGAGTTGCAGAAGCTTCTGAGATAAAAAAGGAATTTATTGAACAAATTAAAAAAAACGCACAATTTTGAAAGATACAATAGTAGCAGAGGTTCGAACGGATTTAAGACTAAGAAGCGAAGTAGGTATTGAAAAGTACAACACTACTCTTGACAGAACAGATATAGATCTAAAAGGTTGGTTACAACACGCATACGAAGAAACCTTAGATAAGGCACTTTACTTAAAAAGAGCAATAAGGGAATTGGAGCAAGACAAAGTTAAATGTAAATGTAAGATACCACACCCGCAGATGAAAGTTAGTGAGAATGGAGTAAGTGGTTACTGTGCGGGTTGTGTTAAACCTTTGTAAAACAATTATAAGTAAATGAATCTAACAAACAAACAAAAATACTTATCACAGGAGTTGATTCAAAAATGCTTTGCAGCGTCCAAACATAACAGGGTAAACAAGCAGCAAACAGGGAACGGTTTCTCTTATGGGTTCCTTACGCTTCCCGTAAAAATTGGAATGGTTAATGTTATGATTGCACCTAATAAGGCGGTTGTGATGGATAAACAAGAAGCTTACAATAAAGGGGAACTTGGTACAGATAATCGTATCAAGTTTTTCTACAAGGAGTCCCAAGATTCTGATTTTAGTGATGCTGATATCCTTATGTTTGTTGCTGATAGTTTTCTACTGAGAAAGGATGCCGTAAAAAATATATCTCATAAAGTTGATAAAGTACTGCATGATGAATGCCATTCGACTGAAATTCAGTCCCTGTTCAGATACAGATTAATCGATTTCTATTCCAAGTTAGAATCTATTTTTTATGGTAAAGCTTCAATAGTAAGTGTTACCGCAAGCCCTAACCTATATTCTAAAGTAGATATTAACATCACTAACGAACTTTTACCAAGACAAACAATACATTTAGCTAAAAACAGATTTTGTGCCTTAAATCGCATTAAAAAGGATATTCAAGAAGGTAGGAGTGTAGTGGTCGCTACTAACAACAAAACGGTAATTTATAAGCTAAAAAACAAATCCCACGTATTAGAAGCAAATTTTATAGTGGGTAACGGGTTGATGAGCAGTTTGGTAGAACTTATGGAGGTTAAACATAATCCCGAGTCTAAGCTTACAATAATATCCTCAAGAGCGTTTGAAGGTTATGATATTAATTACACAGATGCATCACTATATTTTTTTGAAGATAGGGCATCTCCAGGCGGTTATGAAACGTTTTACATTTCTAACTTATATCAAGCGATCAGTAGAACAAGAAAAGGAGCAACTTACATTGAATATTGTAGAGCTGACTTGGTAAATATTAGACACTCATTTAAAGATATAGATAAAGAAGTTGATAGATTTATTAAAAGAGATGATTACAGCATACATCAGAAACAATCTAAAGGTACGGAGGGAAAGTTTTACAAGTTGCATCCTTTTGTTATTTTTACACAAAACACAAGAGAGGGTTCGGATGATTACGGAAGTTTCTCTGTTAAACGAAATGAAGTTGCAATAAGCTTATATAAGGAACAATTGGAGTATGACAAACCATTTCCATCAGAAAAGTTTAAAAGTTTCTTAGAGAGTCGAAAATTAACTATTAAGGATTTGAACGAGCAACAATCATTGCTTCCCGTAAGTAAATTACAGGACGAATTTAAAGAGTCTATGTTATTGAAAAATGAGATTTTAATTAGTAGGTTGGACCTGTTCGGCAAGGATTACACTTTAAGAGTTGAAGAGAAAACTAAAGATGAATACTATTTAAGGGACTTTAACACGTACCTAAGAAGGAAAAACTACAACGGACAAAGAAGTTTAACTTTAAGGGAGCGTGAGGGTATGGATTTACTGACGGATGAAAAGAAGTTTAATAAACTACTTAAAGGACTTGTAAAGGCATATAATGAAAGAAGTATCGCTAAGTATGGAAAGATTGATTCAAAGCCTTATAGGGAGGTTTTTAAAGTTAAATCAATAAAGGTTCTGTACAACTTGATACAGATGTTTGTAAATGAGGATATTGTTGCACCTCCTAATTGGGTAGTCAATAGGAATTACAACTTACTTACGCAAATCGGAGTTGACGAGCTTAAATTGGTTGCGGAACATTTTAGCGTAAGTGTTACGGAGGTGGATATTGAAGCAGCATTTATTAGGATCATATACTCTTTATGTGGTTTTGATTTGCCTGCTGATATTTATGGAGTCAATAAAGTTAATAAGTTAAAGATTAATAAGTTTTTGAATAACTTTTTTTATAATGAAAAGAAAGCAACGCCTAAGAAGATTCAAAAAGCAAGGGCAAGAGATAGGTTTTTATTCTTTGGTTTTAACGAGGTTGTTGTTGATTATTTGATTAATAACTTTTTTGAATCAGATTATCGAGGTAACCTGTTTAACTTCTTGACTTTTTATGAAAAACAGTTAATCTCTAAGTTAAAGTTGGAAGCTTACGATTCTTGGGAGCATGAGGGGGTTGTCCGAAGGCACGATAGTATTTTAATATTTAACAGCGGTACAAATTTAGTTCACTTAAATCATTTAGACTTTTTAGGGAAAAAGGGTTGGTTTAAGATTGAAGGAGCGTCTTTAGAGGTGCAAGCAGGTCTAAGTAATGACTTACATAAATGGAGTCAAGAAAGTTAAGTATATGTATACTGAAAAGGTTACATATTTCTTCCCAAATTTTTTTTGGGCATGTTTTTGTAACCTCTTTTCTTAGGAATGGCGGTACTTGTAGAGGGGGTGCTTCATATATATATATAAGAGGGCTACTTGTTATTTCTTTAAGTGATGAAAATTATAGAATATTTTTAATAAAAAAAAACAAATAAATCTTTACTTGTTATAAAATAAATAGTATATTGCATCATCTAAACAGATTAACCGAATGAGTGACTTCTTAACTATCTTAGCAAAAGAGAATAAAATGTGGATTGCTCACGCATTAAGTTTAGGTGCTACTTTAAGCAATGCGGATGATATTATACAAAATACATATATAAAGCTACACAAGTATGCTACTTTTGATAAGATAATAGTCAACAATAAAATCAACTATGGGTATGTGTATCTTACTATCCGAAGTGAAGTAGCTAATTACTATAACAAAGAATCTAAGTTTAACAGATATACGGAAACTGAAACAGAAATTGAACAAGACTTAGATAGTATAGTTTTTCTCAATAAGCAACATAATTTGCATTTAAAAATTGAGGAAGTCTTGGATGGGCTTGAGTGGTATGATGCGGAAGTGTTTAGACTTTACAGAGATAGCGGTTTGAGTTTTCGTACGATGGCTAAACAGATCGATATAAGCCACGTATCACTACACGGAACTGTATCTAAAGTTAAGGCAATTATAAAAGAAGAGTTAAAGGATTGGTTTAATAAAAATATAACAAATGACTATTAAAGATTTAGAAAGCCAAATAAGAGACTTTAAGGGCGATAAAAGGAGTAAGGAGTACAAACACCTTAAAGAAAGTTTAAAAGCTCTTAAAAGCTCTAAAAAAAGCTTAGGAGATGTTGTGGAGGGTATTACTAAAGCAACAGGAATAAAGAAAGCTGTTGAGGTTATATCGGAAGCATTAGATATTGACTGTGGATGTGATGAGCGTAAAGATAAGTTGAATAATCTATTTAAGAAGAAAGTAGCAGAATGTATAACGCATGATGAGTATCTTTACTTGCATGATTACTTTAACTCAAACACTTCAAGAGTTACATCAAATCAGCAAAAAGAAATGTTAGCTATATACAATAGAGTTTTCAACAGAAATAAACAATTAACATCTTGTTCAACTTGTTTTAAAAGTGTTATAGGTGACTTAACTAAACTATATAAAAACTATTAATGGATATCAAACCAATTCACCAACTAAGTAAACACAAGTTTAATTTGATAAATAGAGCAGCTGGAAGGCGCTTATCAGTTAGAAGTGTGGGTCGAGTATCAATCCACGTAAAAGAGTACTTTAAAAGTGCTATAAACCCAAATTATGAGGAGTTCGGTGTATATATCTACAATCGTCTTGGAGAAGCTAAGTTATATAAAATATTAGAGGGAATTGTTAAAGATTTCGGAGTTGATATTGAAGATGTAAGGAAGTATATGTACAAGAGAATTGTATTAGATACTTTTTTTGGTGCATTAGCGGAAGATAGTATAAAAAAAATGTTAGCTAAAAAATATGATTTGCATTTAGATTATACAGATGAAGATACAGACGTTAGTTTTTCAGTGGACTTGTATAATAATTGTACAGCGATACAAATCAAACCGCACACGTACCTATCTAAAAATCCATATAACGTAGGTTTGCAGCAATCTAAGGTATCGAACGCAAAGAAGCACGAAAAGTATAAGCAAAAAACAGGAGTTACTCCTTACTATTTGTACTATGATAAAGATACCCACGAATTAATAAAAGAATCAGTTGAATTGTTAACAACTAAATATGGTAAATCAGTTTGATATTAGGTCTGAAGTTTCGTATATTGCAGCGTTGGAATTGTTTATGGAGGAGGAGAAATTATATATTGAAGAGTTGGAAGAGGAGTTTCTTATGTTTGAGGAATACGAAGCAATCCACGGATTAAAAAGAGCAATACAATTTGCAGAAGGTTGTGAATATAGTATTGAAGTTTTGAGAAGTGAGGTTTGCAAATCAGAAGAGAAGTTGAAAAGTATGATTGATTAGTTTTTTTTGTTTTATATTGTTTGTTTAAAGCTCCTGTTAACTTAATGGGGGCTTTTTTGTTTATAATATAAAGTAATTGATAATAATTTTAAACAATTTGTAATATGGCAAAATTAAAAAAAGACGGAACGATTGACAGGCGTTCTCTAAATAGAGGAGCTAAGGGAGTAAGCGGTCGTAAAAGTAAAGCTGAGGAGCAGAATTTAATAGAGAAGTTGACACCACTTGAGCCGCTTGCATTAGCTAAACTAAAGGAATCAATGGAGGATGGAGAATCTTGGGCTATTAAGATGTTTTTTGAATACTTCAACGGTAGGCCAATGGTAAATGTAAGACAAGAAACAACAATAACTGAGCAACCATTATTTAATTTAGATGAGTAGTTTTTTAGTAACATCGGCAATAAGAAAATTATACAGATTAACTGCAAGAAAAAAAGTTGTTCAAGGTGGAACATCAGCGGGTAAAACGTTTGGTATATTGCCTATCCTTATTGATAAGGCTATAAAAACACCACTTCTTGAAATTAGTGTAGTATCCGAAAGCGTACCCCATCTTAGGAGGGGAGCATTAAAAGACTTCATTAAAATAATGATAATGACGAAAAGGTTTAGAGATGTGCAGTATAATAAATCCACAATGAAATATACCTTTTCAAATGGCAGTTTTATAGAGTTCTTTAGTGTTGACCAACCAGATAAGTTAAGAGGTGCCAGACGTAACATCTTATATATAAATGAAGCAAACAATATAGCGTTTGAATCTTACAATCAATTAGCTATTAGAACAAGTGGCGAGATATGGATTGATTTTAACCCGACTGCTGAATTTTGGGCCCATACAGAGGTGCTCGAGGAGGAAGATAGCGAGTTCTTAACATTGACTTACGTTGATAACGAAGCGTTACCTGACACAATTGTTGCGGATATTGAATCAGCAAGGGATAAAGCGAAGAGATCTACATATTGGGCAAATTGGTGGAAAGTGTACGGACTCGGGCAGATAGGTTCACTTGAAGGTGTATGCATCCCTGATTGGACACCTATTAATGAATTACCAGATGAAGCAAGATTGATTTCAATAGGTTTGGATTGGGGGTTTGCTAATGATTTTACTACTATTATTGGATTATACAAATATAATGATGAGTATATTTTTGACGAAATGCTTTACAAAAAAGGAATACTTAACAAGCAGATATCACAAGAGATTGATAGCTTAGGTATTAAAGACTTGATTTATTGTGATAGTGCAGAACCAAAAAGTATTGCCGAATTAAAATCATTAGGGCATAGCGTAACAGGTGTGAAAAAAGGGAAGGACAGTATTGTGTATGGAATTAATCTAATTAATCAAAACAAGATTAGGGTAACTTCAAGTAGTTTAAACTTGATAGCTGAACTAAATAAGTACACTTGGGCTACAGCAAAAGATGGAACAAAGCTAAACAAACCTATTGACAAATATAATGATTGTATTGATGCTGCAAGATATGCCTTAGTAAGTGTATTAGAGAATCCAAATAAAGGGAAGTATGCTGTTTACTATTAATAACAATAACGACAAATTAAGGTTTATAAATTAAAATATATGAGTGTAAAAATATCAATACCGACTTCATTAAATGACTTAACGTTGGGTCAATATCAGAATTATTTGAGGGTAGAGAATCCAACTAATGAAGATATGTTAGAATGTTTCTTAGGACTCAATAAAGATAGTCTTTATGCAATTGCTGATAAGGATTTTGATATGCTTATAGCACACTTAAATGATATATTTGATGCAGACCATAACACTTTCTTAACTAAGTTTGAATTGGATGGAGTTAAGTACGGAGCAATCCCTAATTTTGATGATATTACTTATGGGGAAAATAAAGATATAACTTACTTCATAAATGATTGGGAGCAGATGCATAATGCAATGTCTGTAATATATCGACCAATTGAGCAGGAAGTGTTAGGCAAATACAGGATTGAAGAGTATACAAATTTAGATAGAGCAGAGCAAATGAAACAAATGCCTTTAGGGATTGCATTTAGTTGCTTAGTTTTTTTTTGCAATTTAACCAAGGAATTACTGAAATGTATCCCGAATTATTTGGAGGAGGAGATGGAGAAGGAGATGGGCTTAGTAGCTCCAGTCAATTCACAAGTAAATGGAATAGTCATCAAGAACTTGTTGCGCTCTCTAACGGAGACGTCCTTAGATTTGCAGAGGTTGGTAGATTACCCTTACATCAATGCCTAAACCATTTAGCATATTTAAGTGATAAAGCAAAGTATGATAGTCAAATGATAAAAGAAAAAATTAAATAGCATGAGTTTTTTAAAAGTAGTAGAAACAATAAAGGAGGAGCTCGATAGTTCACCTTTTATAAATGAAGTAAGTTATGGCAGTTTATTTGAGTTAGATTTAGATAAGCAAACTATATTTCCATTAGCACACGTATCGATTGATAACGTAATACACAATTATGAAACGCAGATTTATAGTGTTAATTTGTTAGTGATGGATATTGTAGATATCAGTAAAGAATCTAATATAGATAATATTTATGGCAATGATAATACCATGTACATCTGGAATACATTATTACCTGTAATAACTAACGTATTAAAGAGATTTCAAGATAACACCTATGAATTCCAATTAGGAGGTACACCAAATATTGAACCGTTTAAAGATAGGTTTGATAATTTATTAGCGGGATGGAGTGTGCAGTTTAATGTTGAAGTAGCTAACGAGATATGTTAAAGAATTTAGAGGAAGCTCTTAGGAAGGAAGCTAAGAACGTTGTTAAACAATCAAGGTCAAACCTTACAAGGAATGATAAGAATGTTTCTAACAAGTTGTATGACGGTTTAGATTACACAATTGATTCAACTTATGATGGTGCGGGTATAACATTTAAGATGCCCGAATATGGAAAGTTTCAAGATGAGGGAGTTAGCGGCGTATTAAGAAAGTACCAAACGCCATACAGTTTTAAAGCTAATAAATTTATTAACACGAGTTGGGTAAAGGATTGGGCAAAGAAGAGAGGTATCAGATTAAGAGATTCTAAAGGTCGATTTAAAAAAGGAGGTGTTAAAACATTATCTTATTTAATTGGTCGAAAGGTTTGGCAGAATGGGATAAAACCCTCTCTTTTTTTTACAAAACCTTATGAGAGGTTGGTGGTAAAGTTAGATGATGTTATATTAGATGCATTAATAAAAGATATTGAAGATAAAAATTTAAACGAATAAATATGATTAATACAAGAAGTCCTTTTTTTATAAATGTAGATGAGGTAAATTTGACAAGTAGCAGGTTGAATTTATACATATACACAGGAACAAAGATAATTGACAGAGGTAATATAACATACCAATTAAACAGTACAGCGGTATCTAATAAAATAAGTTTTGAAATATCAGAGCTTATTGATGATTTTATTAATGTTGAGTTTGATGGTAACTATAAAGGAGAAGTAGTTTGGGTAGATTATCAGATACAAAACACTATTAATGGGGTTGAGGGTAGTTTTGGAAGTATTGTTTCTAATAGTGCTGTTGGTGGTTATAATACATTTGAAGAGGGTGGTAACATTAATGAGAATGGATTAATGATTACAAACGACTTGATAATTAAATATGATGATAATCCATTAGTGTTACCTGTTAATACCAACGTAGCTAAGAACATTTCAATGTTACTTAAAGGAGATGAAATGCAAGTAGTTAACTTATTAACAACAGTTGAATCAGATGAGGTAATTCAATATGTATCAAATGAAGGATTGAACGTAAAAACATTTAAGGAATATATATTAGATGGAGGTGGTAGTTTTATAGAATCACAGAACTTGAAGGATTTTGTATCTGATTTTCCGACTATGCCTGTTGATAGAGTTATAATTGAAGATATTGATGGAACTATAAGAACTGTTAAAGTTAGAGATATTGGTGAATGTTTATACGATGTAAAGAAATTAACATTTGTAAATAAGCACGGAGTGTTGCAGGACTTTTGGTGTTTTAAAGCTACTCAAACAAGTATCAGAGTAACTGAGGAAAAGTTCAATGCTAATATAATTAATAACGGAACTTATAACACTTGCAAGCATCAAACAAGTATTTTGAATAAGACTGCACAAAAGAGTTTAATATTAACAACAGGATTTGTTGACGAGAGATACAACGAAGTTATTGAGGAGTTATTAATGAGTAAGCAAGTTTGGATCACAGAAGGTACGAGGGTTATGCCCGTATTAATTGCTAACAGTGGTTTTAACTTTAAGACTAAATTAGATGACAAGTTAATCAATTACAGATTCAATATCAACTATGCGCACGAATTATTAAACAATGTTAGATAAATGAAGTTAGATTTATATATAGAAGGCAAGAAGGCGGTTATATCCGACCAAGATTCTGTAATATTAGTATCTTCAATACAAGAAGCTAAGGATATCGGGAAGATTTTTGCGGATTTCAGTAGACAATTTGTGTTGCCCGCAAATAAAATTAATAATCAACTGTTTAATCACTTTTATAGAACAGATGTTGCTAACGGTTTTGACACACGGTTCAAGGTAGATGCGGAAATCAAACTGAACGGAGCAACATTTAGGAAAGGAAAGTTAAGGTTAAACGGTGTTAATATGAAGAACAACAAACCTGTTTCTTATAAGTCTATTTTTTTTGGCGAAACTATCGTGTTAAAAGATATATTAAAAGAAGATAAATTAAACGAGTTAAACTTTGATGAATACGAAAGCCCATATTCACCAACAGATGTAAAGGTTGGGTTAACTAACGGTTATAATTTAACAAACGGGCAAGTATTAACTAATTTCAATCCAAACTCTACAGGAGATTTAATATATCCTTTAATAAGTGTTGATAAAGATTATTTTTATAGCTCCGATGAGGGTATTGATGCAGTCGATTCTAACAGGATTAATATTTATAAGAGCAATTTAAATTATGATGATAACTATGGAATTAAGTACACAAGTTTAAAGCCTGCGATAAAAGTAAGAAAAATAATTGATAAGATACAGGAGAAATATGGTTTGCAATTTAGTACTGATTTCTTTAACGTTGACAACGAACCTTACAGCGAATTGTTTTTATGGCTGCATAGAGAGAAGAGTACACTTAACAGGTTATTGGAATCAGTAGTGACTACCGTTACATTAGAAGATTATATCTTGGATAGTGGCTCAGAGATAAGGGATCCAAATAATCTTAACAAGATATTACCTTTTGTACAAGGCGTTAGATTTGATGTATTCCTTGAGTTTAATACGGACGTGTATAATATATCTGTGGTTGATGTTGATAGTGGAAGAGTGTTGAAGGTTAGAAATGACTTGAAAGGCGATAACTCAATATTATTGAATGAGTCTGAACTTGATGGGGCTACTAATATAGTTTTGAAGCTTGAATCAGAAACGGTTGAGTACTTTACAGCAACGTTTGCTGGAGCAAATTCACAAGGTGATGTGGGTATTTATCAAATAAGAGGTTTCAATGTTGATTTAAGATTGGATGTTAGTACACAGATGCCTAACATTAAGGTTATAGATTTTCTTACAGGGATATTTAAGTTATTTAATTTAACAGCTTATTATAACGAAGAAGGTGTTATAGTGGTTAAAACATTAACCGACTTCTATAATGATGGAGGGGAGTATGATATAACGCAATATATTGATACTTCATCTCATCAAGTGGATAAGGCTGCTATTTATAGTGAACTTACATTAGGATTTAAGGGGGGTAAAACTTTTTTAACAAAGAAAAGAAGTGAGATTGTAAATCAAGAATATGGTAGTTTAGTTTTTGATTCGAATGATGTGCTACCTTATGATGGTTCTAAGTTCAAGTTGGAAGTACCTTTTGAGAAGATGTTATTCACAAGACTTACAGATGACGTTAATACTGATTTAACTGATATGGGGACAGGTTGGTTTGTTGATGAAAAAAAAGAACCTACACTTGGCGCACCTTTATTATTTTACGCAATTAAACAGGATGCTTCTGAGAATGTAAGGTTTGATGATGGACTTGCTCTAAATGATGTACCAACCTACATAAGACCTTCTAATTCAATTAAAGGCGGTGATTTCACTTTGAATTTCGGAGCTGAGATAGATGAATACAGTTTAGAAACAAATTACAATAGTTTATTTAATAAGTATTATCAGGATTATATTGAATCACTATATGATATAAGGACAAGGAAATTAAGTTTTACCGCTTACTTGCCATATAAAATACTGTTAAACTATAAGCTTAACGATTTATTTATAATTGGTAATGTAAAATATAGGATTGAAAAGATTGAGAGTGATTTAAAAACAGGTAAGAGCTTGTTAACGCTGATTAGCAACTTTGACAACTTTAATTAATATAACGCAATAGCAAAATTAATGTTTATAAAGTAAATAATATGTTTAAATTATTAAGGCAATATGACTACTTTGGCAAGTCAGAAATAATCGAAATAGCTAAGGGTAAGAATGAACTTCCCTTAACTATTTCTAAGGGTATTGAACAAATAAGAAGAATTAGAAAAATGAAATCTAAATGAAAGATATAGAGGTTAAAATTAAGGTTAATACTGGAGGTGCTGAGAAGAGTATTGAGGATTTAACTAAAGATGTTCAAGATTTAAAAAAGGAAACTAAAGAGGTCGGCGACAAGGGTTCGAAAGATGTTGATAAATTAGGTACTGCATCAAAGAAATCAAGCGGACTTGTTAACACTTTAAAGAATGGTTTTAAAGGTTTAGGAACAGCGATAAAAGCAACAGGTATTGGACTTATTGTTGCAGGTGTTGCATCACTAACAGTTGCAGCTTCTAAGAATCAAAAAGTAATGAATGCCGTTAGCAAGGTGTTTAATACTATTTCAATTGTTACAAGTGATATTGTTACAGCTTTAATAAATACAGTTGAAAATGTAAACAAAGCAACAGGAGGGTTTGAAAAGTTAGGAGCAGTACTTGGCGGTGCAATTACTATTGGTTTGAATACGGTTCAAAATGGTTTTTTAGCAATTAAGGCAGTTGTTTTAGGTGCACAATTAGCTTGGGAACAATCTTTTTTAGGTGGTAATGACCAAGCAAAAATACTTGAATTACAAACAAGTTTAACTGAGGTTGGTAAAACTATTAAGGATAACATTACAGCTAATATTGAAGCGGGTAAAACTATTGTTGCAAACGTTGGTGGGGCTATTAATGAGATTGTAGCTATTGGTACAACAGCAGCAGAGGAGTTGTCTAAAGTTGATTTAGAAAGCGCAAGAGTTAGAGCTGAGCAAATGGTTACTCTTAAAAATAATGCACAATTGGCAGCAGCTGAACAAGGTAAGTTGGCAGCTAAGTATGAGCAAGAAGCGGAGATACAAAGACAAATAAGAGATAACACGACACTTTCGTTTAAAGAGCGGAGTGCTGCATCAAAGAAGTTAGAAAAGATACTTGCTAAACAAGAAAAAGCATTAATTGCGCAGGCAGATGCACAGGTTGCTTATGCAGAGTCACAGGTAGGCGTAAATGATAACATTGAAAATCAAGTAGCCTTAACCGAAGCATTAACCAATAGGCAAAGTGTATTAAGTGATATTACGGGTAAATTGTCAGAGCAAAAAACAAGTGATGTAGGAGTCACTAAAGAACAAACAGACGCTTACAATGCTCAAGCGGAATCTATTAATAAAACTTTAATTGAAAGCAAGAGGTTTAATGCGGAACAATTAACGGACAAGATAGCAAGTTTAGAAGCTTTGAAGGTAGTTCAAGATGAAGAGCAAGCAATTGAGGAAGCAAGGTTACAAAGGATAATTGACAATGCTAATGCGGGTACTGAGGCTAAGATACAAGCAGAGATTGCTTTACGGGATAAGCGAGAAGAGTTTAGGCAAGCGGATATTCAGTTAGAGGAGCAAACTAAAGAGGAGAAGCTAAATAAAGCGTTGTTAGATACTGAAAAAGAAGAGGAGGACTTCTTATTGGAGAGAGAGAGATTAGCTGAGAGAAGGCGTATCTTAAACGAAGATGAAACATTAAGCGCAAGAGAAAAAGCGGACAAAATAAGGGAGGTAAATGAAGCTGAGTTGGTTTTAGACCAAAAGAAGTTTGAGAATAAAGTTGCGATTACAAACGGTATAATCGGATTATTTGGAGCAGAAAGTGCAGCGGGTAAGGCAGCGTTAATAGCTAAACAGATATTAGCAGCACAAGAACTTATAATGGATATTAAACAGTTATCTTTTAAGTCTACTAAAGCAGTAGCAGAAGCTTCATTAGCGAATGCAACAGGAGCAGCAAAAACAGCAGCGGTTGGATTCCCTCAAAATATTCCGTTAATTATTGGTTACGCAGCACAAGCGGTCGGAATATTTAGCGCAATTAAAGGAGCAGTTAGTAAAACCAAGGCATTAGGAGCTAACGTAACAGGTACATCGGGATTAAATAGCGCATCATCATCTCCACAACCTGTACAAGCGAGAGAAAGTAATTTTAATATTGTAGGGCAAAGTGAAACAAATCAATTAGCAGATGTGTTGGGTAGAAGAGAAGATACAACTGTAAAAGCGTTTGTTGTTAGCTCAGAGCTTGAAGCGGTTGCAAGCAGGAATAAAGAAGTGGAAGCAGAATCATCTCTTGGTTAACTAAAACAGATTAATAGTGTTTATAAAATAAATAAGATGGATAAAGATTTAGAAATAATTGAATTAGAATTAGATGAAGCAAATGGTGGTATTAATACTATTGCCTTTGTGGAGTTTCCTGCTATGGAATCAAACTTTGTCGCGTTCAATGAGCATAAGGTGGAATTTAAAACTATTAACGAAGATAAAAGAATAGTTGTCGGCGTTGCATTGATACCTAATAAGAAGATTTTTCGAAAAAATAAAGGTGGTGAGTATTATGTTACTATGTCCGAAGATACAGTTCGCAATGTATCGCAATCGTATCTAAAAAATCAAAATCAACACAGCGTTAACTTAGAACACGATAATCACAAGAGAGTGAAAGACTGTTACATTGTTGAGTCTTGGATTGTTGATAACCCTGAATTAGACAAGTCGGTGTCATTTGGATTGGATGCGCCTAAGGGTAGTTGGGTAATTAGCTACAAAATTGAGAATGAACAAGTGTGGAGCGAAATTAAAAACGGAACTTATTTAGGCTTTAGTATTGAAGGATTTTTAAAACCAAAATTAAACGAAGATGAACAAGATAACACCGATAAGCTACTAAATGAAATAATTGAAATTCTAAAAAAATAAGATATGGCAAGGTTCACAAAAGACACGTCGTATCATGTAAGAGTTGATAAAATTAATGACGATAATCATGATTTAATCAACGTAGAAAACGGTGCGATGCATTATGTTAACGATGGAATTAATAAGGGTTTATGGTACGCAGAGGACAACGTATGGAAGCGTATTAAATTAGGTGATTCAAGTGATAGTGTAGATAATTTAGGATGGGAGTCTTGGGGGGGTAACTTTTATACGGAGCAAAACCCTTTAATAATTACAAAAGATACAACCGCTATATTAACTAATAACGGTAACATAATTGTAAACAACCACGCACCTAAGAATAGCACAGGACTTTACGATGCGGTTGGCAACAAGATAACCCCCTTAAAGGAAGGTGACTATATGATAATGAGTTTTAGGTTTTTCGCTAAAGGTTCGACAGCTTTTACATATGTTGAATACTCATTAGATATTGGACAAGCCGTATTACCATTATTTCCTGATGGTTTAATATTTCCAGATACTAAAGAGTTCCCAAAAGGAGCGGGCGTTGAGCATCCATTAAATATTGTTTCAAATGGATATGCAGGTGCTGAATTTACCAATAATGGAGGTGTTCCAAAAATAACAGCAGTAGGTGGAGATGTAGAAATCTACAATATTGAATTTCAAATAGCAATCGTAAATAAAGGTAAATAATGAAAGCAAAGTATTGTAAGAAAACAAAGAAGTATTCAAAAAAATGTAATGACTGTAAGGGTAAATGTGAGGGGGTCGGTAATTTAACAGGTACAAATACAACTGATTTAAGCAACCCTAATAGCGAAGATATGTTAACGCAAGTTAATGACGTTAAAAGCTCTCAAACAACGGTTAATTACACTAATACGAATAACGGTAGAACTATTTAATGCAAAAACTTAACAGTAAGCAAGTAAATAGGTTTATAATGTATAATGTCCTGCGGGAAACTAAATTAATTAATATATGAAATCAACAAGTAAAATTGACGCTATCAAAAAGCTGTTAGGTATGGAGGTTGCATTTGCTAAACAAAAATTAGAAGATGGAACACAAATCGAAGCGGAAGCATTTGAAGCGGATAATGAAGTATTTATTGTTTCAGAGGAAGGCGAAAAAGTAGCTCTTCCTGTTGGGGAATATAAGTACGACGGTAAAGTTTTAAGGGTAGAAAAAGAGGGGTTGATTGCTTCTGTAAGTGATGAGGTTAAAGAAGAGGAAGTAGATGAGTCTGTCGAAGTAGAAGCGGAAGCGGATGTTAAGAGCGACACGGATGCTTTGTTGGAAATGATTGCAGAACTATCTTCAAGGATTAAAGCATTAGAGGGTAATACCGAAATGAGTGCAGAAGTTGTAGCGGAAGAGGTTAAAGCGGAGTCAACAGAAGTCGAAGAGGTTAAAATGAGTGAAGAAGTACAACCTTTAACTCATAGTCCTGAAAAATTAGTAAAAAAAGAAGTGGAGAAAGTCAACTTTAAAAAAATGACAATAGCGGAAAGAGTTCAATCAATGATTAATAATAATTAAATAGAGTAAAAAAATGGCAACAACAACAAATATTACAACAACTTACGCTGGAGAGTTTGCGGGTAAATATATTAGTCCAGCATTATTAGCGGGTTCGACACTTAGCAAAGGATTAGTAAATGTAATGTCAAATGTAATCTTTAAAGAGGTTATTCAAAGAGTAGATTTAGACGATATTTTAAAGGATGCTTCGTGTGATTTCGATGCTACTTCAACTTTGACACTTACGGAGCGCGTAATCGAGCCAAAGGAGTTATCTGTAAACCTATCTTTATGTAAGTCACAGTTCGTAAAATCTTGGCAAGCAATTGAAGCTAACCCTTCAGCTCATAGAGATATGCCTAAATCATTTCAAGATTATGTACTTGGATATGTAGCGGCTAAAACAGCACAAAAAATAGAAACTAATATTTGGCAAGGTGTAGCTACCAACGCTGGAGAGTTTGATGGTTTTGAAACTTTAGCAAAAGCAGATGCAAATGTTATTGATGTGTTAGGTACAGCGGTAACGCCTGCAAATGTTAAAGCTGAATTACAAAAAGCAATTGATTCGGTTCCGAATAGATTGTATGGTAAAGAAGATTTAACTATATATGCGGCAGCTAACGTGTTTAGAGCATACATTACTGCTTTAGGTTCTGATGGATATGTTGATAAATACAACAACCAAATGATTGATGTATTGTTTTTTAACAACACTAAGATTGTAATGGTGGACGGAATGTCTGATAACACTATGTTGGTCGCTCAAAAAGATAATTTACACTTTGGAACAGGTTTGTTATCTGATACGCAAATGGCTAAGGTTTTAGATATGTCTGATTTAGATGGTTCTGATAATATCCGAATCATTATGAAAATGACAGGAGGGGTTCAATATGGTATCTCAGAAGATATAGTGTTATACGCAACAGTATAGTAATAACTAAATTGGAGGGAGTTGCGCTTAGGTGCGCTCCCTTTTTTTTAACCTAAAAAATAAAAATATGAGTTGTTTAATAAATAAAGGAAGAACGTTGCCCTGCAAGAATGTAGGAGGTATTAAGAACGTTTATTTCTTTAATAATATAGAAGACTTGATCGATGATATCACGGTTGTTGATGATGTTGTTACCTCGACAGGAGGTGCAATAACCATTTACAAATATGCAGTAAGAGGAGGTCAAGCATCATTCGAGGAAGCCAATGAAGGTGGAGATGGTGGAGCATCATTTTGGACAGGAACTTTAAACGTTACTTTACACAAGCAAGATGCAGCATCACAAAATTTGTTAAAATTATTAGCGTATGGAAGGCCACATGCAATTATAGAAGATTACAACGGAAACTTTAGATTGATTGGTACTGAGTTTGGAACTGAAACGACTGTATCTACAAGTACAGGTGTTAACTTAGGAGATCCTAATGCATACACTATTGTATCTACATCAATGGAAAAGAATCCCGCTTATTTTATTAATAACACTTTAATTGATAGTCCAAGTGGATTTGATATTTCAGCAAATACCGTAAATGTATAATGAGTTGTTTGATAGGAAACGGTAGGAAAATGGCTTGTAAGTCAAATTGGGGAGGGGTTAAAGAGTTTTACATTATGCAATATGTAGAAGGGCTTTTAGACTTAGCAACGATTACAGGTAACGAAATAACTGCACTATCGGCATCGCAAGATGTTTGGAAAATACAAGTAAGAGGAGCGGTTACTCTTGAGGAAGCTGCAGAGGTGAGCAGGGAAAACAATACAAGTTTTTATACACAAACTTTTACAGCACCTCTATATAAGCAAGATAAAGAAAGCAGAGCTTTATTTGAATCATTAGCAAAATCTAATGCACAGATTATCGTTAGAGATAACAATGATAATTTTAGGTTATTAGGCGCAGTTGATGGTATGGATGTGGCTATTTCAACAGCAACAGGAGATACGCTCGGAGCTATGAATGGTTATAATTTAGTGGCAACAGGAGTAGAGGAATTTTCTGCTCAATATATTGCATCAAGTGCTATTGGAGCGGGACAAGATTTTGATGTACAAGCATCAAGTATTGAACCATAATTTTAATTTAATTTAATAAAGGGCAGCTATTAACGTAGTTGCCTTTTTTTTGTTTATATAATAAATGAGATGATAATTTTAAAGCAAACTGGATTGCTTCAAACAATTAGCTTGGTGCCTAATGGAGGGTTGGGTTATATTGAAATTGAGGGAGATAAAAACGATACATTAATCAGTAAAGTGGTTAATACTACCAATCAAGGATATTATGTTAGCATTGATGTTGTATTAGATTTAATTGAAGATAGATTTTATACTTTAAAAGGTTACACAGATAACACTAAGCAGGAATTGGTGGTATATGATAGAATTTTTTGTACTAATCAATCAAAGTACACTATAAATAAGGGTAGTTATAAGGAAAACCCTACAAACAACGAATACGTAATAATTAAATAATATGGAAGACAGAAACAATTTCATAATTGAGTTGTCGCAATATACATCACCTACAATTACAGAGGTAAAGAATAAGAATTTTGTAGAATATGGAGCGGATAACAACTATTTTAAGTATTTAATTGATAGATATGTAGGCTCAACAACTAACAACGCTATTATTAATGGTATTGTAAAACAAATCTATGGTAAAGGACTTGATGCAACTGATAGTACTAAAAAACCAATGCAATATGCAGCTTTAAAATCAATACTATCCAAAAAAGACTTGAAAAGAGTTGTTGCGGATAGGAAAATAATGGGCATGGCTGCTTTACAAGTATCTTACAAGGGTAATAAGGTTGCTAAAATAACTCATATACCAATGCAAACGCTTAGACCAACACTTGCAGATGATAAAGGCGTTGTGCAATCTTGGTTGTACCATCCTAATTGGGCAGAAGCAAAGCCAAGCGACAAAAAAACAGAAATACCCGTTTTTGGAACATCAACCAAAGGGAACGAGGTTTATATTGTTAGAGATTACGTTGCGGGTTATGATTATTTTAGCCCTGTTGATTATGTTGGATCACTACCTTATGCAGTTTTAGAAGAAGAAATTGCTGATTATCTCATCAACGATGCTTTAAATCACTTTAGCGGGACTAAGGTTGTTAATTTTAACGATGGTATTCCTAATGATAAAAGCAAAAGGGAGTCTATAAAGAATGGTATTGTATCTAATTTAACAGGTTCAAGAGGACAAAAAGTTATAGTAAGTTTTAATAATTCAGCGGAAAGTAAAACAACTGTTGACGATATCCCTTTAACAGATGCAGCCGCCCACTATCAATACTTATCTGAGGAGTGCCAAAATAAACTTAAAATAGGTCACAGAGTAATAAGTGGTAAATTAATTGGTATTGAAACAGGTAATGGCGGTTTAGGAAATAATGCTGATGAGATTAAAACAGCTCAATTGATGTTTTCAAACATAACTATTAAATCGTTTCAAGAAGAATTAACTGATGCTATTGAAGATATATTGGCAGTTAATGGGATTAGCTTAAACCTTTATTTTAAAACGTTAGATCCGCTTGAATTTACTAATGTTGATGTTGTACTTGATAATGAAGATAAAGAAGAGGAAACAGGTATTAAAATGTATAAAGAATCAATTGAAGATGATTTAACTGATGAATTAATTAGTAAGTGTGACGACGATTTGGAAGGTTGGGAATTAGTAAGTGAAAATGATGTTGACTATGAGCTTGAAGATGAATACGATGAGATTGTATCACAGATTGAAGCTGATGAGAATGCATTTTTAAAGTCTTTAGATAATGATGTTAAGTTATCAATGCTGGATAGGGTTATTAACTTCGTTTCAACAGGTAGAGCAGTTCCAAATGCTAAATCAAGTCAAGATAAGGAAGTTAGAGGTGTTAATTATAAAGTTAGATACAGGTACGTAGGCAATCCAACGCCTGAGAGATCCTTTTGTAAGAAAATGATGAATGCTAATAAACTGTATCGCAAAGAAGATATAATTGCAATGGGCAATAAGGCAGTAAACAAAGGTTTAGGCAAAGGAGGTGCAGATACTTATTCTATTTGGTTATACAAAGGAGGTGCTCAATGTAAGCATAAGTGGAGAAGGGTTACTTTTAGAAGTGAAACAGGTATTGATGTTAAAAGTCCATTAGCTCCTAAGATTTCAACAGGAAAAGCAAGAAAACAAGGATTTAACCCCGTTAATGAAAAAGAAGTAAGTATGACGCCTAACGATATGCCAAATAAAGGTTATGTAAATAAGAGATAATATGAAAGCTATAATGATTACGATGAAGGATTTAAAATCACATACTATCTATGACGGTAGTGTTGATGATGATAAATTAATCCAATGGGCAAATGTGGCTCAAGATATTGAAATACAAAGCTTGTTAGGTACAAGATTGTACAAGAGAATATTAAACGATATAATTGATAACACTTTAACCACGCCTTACAAAGAATTGGTAGAGGAATATATTAAACCTGCTCTAATACATTGGGCGGCAGTTCACAGCTTACCATTCTTAGCTTATACGGTTGCTAATGGTGGTGTATATAAGCATCAATCTGAAACAAGTGAAAGTGTTGATAAAAAGGAGGTAGATTTCTTAATTGAAAAGGAGCGTACTATTGCACAGCATTACAGCAACTTACTTGTTGATTATTTGTGTTATAATAATAGGGATTTTCCCGAATATTTAACTAACATTAACGAGGATATCAAACCCGATAGGGAAGAAAACAATTTTGGAGGATGGCAATTATAAAGAAGAATAAATATTACAAGCCTAAACAGATTAATGTAAAGAAATTACAAATATTTTTAAGTAAACAAAAGAAAGATGAAAACTAAACCAACAATCGCGATGATACCGAGCGGCTACAAGGAGTCGGTATTATATTCAATTATGCCAACCGTGGGAAATGATTTTGATTACGCGGGTGGTTCATCCACAGTTGTAGATAAAGAAGCCTTCGTTAAAGAGGTGGCATCAAATATACCCGCAATAAATGTAGAAAAAGGCGAATCGTTTTTAAGGTTAGAGAGAGGTACTGAAAATCTTGTTAAATATAGTGAAAATATAAGTGTTAGTGAATGGTTAAAAACAGCTACAACGGTATCTCTTGATGGTGGCGTAGTGAGTCCGAGCGGTAAATTAGGAGTTTATCACGTTGCAGCTACCGAAACGATGGAGGAGCATAGAATTAATGATAGTGTTGCAGATCCATTGGTTGCACCGGCTGTATATACCGCTTCTTTTTATATAAAATCTAATAATCATACAAACGTAGTAATATTATTAGGTGACGGTGCAGATTATATCACCAATCTAAACCTTGAAACGCTTGAATATGAGGTAGTTGGAGCCCAGATTCTTCAATTTGACGTTAAAAGAGATGCTAATGGATGGTTAAGGGTTGAAGCTATTGGAAATATTCAAATCGGAATCACACCATTGGTTAGAGTTTATTTAGCTAACGCAGCTGGTGATACGGTCTATAAAGGTGACGGTGTTAGTGGTTTTTACTTTTGGGGTGCGCAAATGGAGTTAGGATATGGCGGTACTTCTTATATACCTACAAGCGGAAGCACGATAGTTAAAAGTTCTAAAAAAATTGGTTTAGTAAGTGATGTATTCACTACATTGAGAGGTACTTTAATATTCACTTCAAGATTAAAAAGCGATATTAGCGGTGCAGAAAACAGATGTATAAGATTAGGAGATACAAATAATTCGTTTGATGGAATAAGAATCCAATTTGCCAATCAAGAAGATAGGATATTGGTACAATATAGAGATGGAATTAACACAATTGAGATTGGGCTGTTTTTGGTTGAGAATTTAAGGGAATTTAATACGTTTGCTTTTTCTTATGAAAGTGGTTCCTTTAAATTTTTTATGAACGGTATAAAAATTGGGGAAAATAATAGTACTATTGATGAGGTAGATATGAATATTAATTGGCTAAGAAGTTTTAGGACAGGAGAAGAGGAGATTTTCAACGGGGATATTAAGAAGATTCTATTTTACAATCAAGTTTTGAGTGAAGAAGAAATAAGCAGCATAAAATAATGGATAAGTTAAAAGAATTAATAAATATTTTTACAAAGATACCTAAAGATAAATTAGCACACTTCTTCGGTGGGAGTGTGCTATTTACAATTTCAATGCTGTTTTTTACAGATTTACAAAGTACTGTTATTACTGTATTAGTAGCAGCAGCAAAGGAAGTTGTATGGGATGGACTATTAAAACAAGGAACAGTCGATTTTAAAGATTTCGTGTTTAGCGTTATTCCTGTTATTTTTTACTTTATTCAGTAATGGGAGTAAGTGATATAATTCAGACAGTCGCCACTCTCTTGGGTGGTGGCTTGATAGCTACTCTTATAAACTACAAAACTAATAAGAGCAAGCAAAGTAGTACAGATTTTAAGTTAGTTATAGATGATCGCAAGGATTTTGCTAAAGACTTATTAGAGCGTATGGCTGCTATGGAAAAGATAATTGAAGAGCTAAGAGAAGATAAGCAAAGACAGGCGGCGGAAATTCACGGATTGAGAATGCAGATTCTTATGGTGGAGGGATCGCACACAGATGTTCCTTTGCCAATTTGGTTAAAGGATACAGAGGGTAAGGTGTTGTTTATAAATGATTATTATGAGGATTTATTTTTAAAGCCAAGGGGTTATAATATGCACGACTACCTTGGTAAGACTGATTACAACGTGTGGTCAAAGGATGTTGCCGACTCTTTTCGATTAAATGATGATTTAATTGTAACTAACAGGATTTCGAGTAGATACTTAGAAGAAATAGATTTAGCAAATGGAAAATTATTTATTGAGGTTTTAAAATTTCCGAGATTTTACAGAAATGAAATTATTGGAGTAGGAGGGATAGTATTAAACACAGCAAAGACAAGGGAGGAACTATGCAAATAACAAAGGATTTTAATGTTTCAGAATTTGAGTGCAGATGCAGAAATTGTGAGATTGGAAATATAGACAATATAAAAAAGCTCGCTAAGGAATTACAGATTATTAGAGATTATTTTGGTAAACCAATCAAAATAAATAGCGGTTATCGCTGTGAAACCCACAACAAAGCTATTGGTGGAGTTGCTAACAGTCATCACACGCTTTCTAAAGCGGCAGATATAGCAATTGAAGGGATAACACCAAAAGAGATTGCAAATACCTTAGAGGAGCTTATTTCAAGTGGACAGCTAAGAATTGGAGCGATAGGAATTTACAATACGTTTGTTCACGTAGATATTCGAACAACCATCGCCAGATGGGATAACAGAAGCAGATAATTAAAGATATTTGTAATGAAGCAGATAATTAAAGATATACGTAATGAAGCAGATAATTAAAGATATACGTAATGAAGCAGATAATTATATTAGTACTACTATTAAGCTCTTGTACCTCCTCTAAGAAGGTAATAAAAGAAACTAATAAAGTGAACAGGGAAACTGTCGAGGTAGCTTTAAAAGACGTTAAAACAACATCTAATGAGTTGCTAATTGAAAACTTAACATCTACATCAATTAAAATAATACCAATTGATAATAAACCTCTTATAATAATAGACAAGAAGGGTAATAAGACGATTTTAAGCAACGCAAAAGAAATTGTGGTATCAACATATAAAAAGGAAAAGAAAGTAGCTAAAAAGGTTGATAGTGTTGTAAAGGGATCTATTAAGAAGGATATTAATGAGAAGATAGTTGATAAAAAGGTAAATAAAGATGTAAAGAGAACAAATTATACTTTATTATATAT